CAATATCTCCTAGCAGCAGCAAACACAACAAACAATAGCGGTCTTGTTCCAACACGTCAGCTAACAGAAGTTATCAACCCACTTGCAAATGCAGATCGCCCATTTATTGACGCAATCTCACGTGGCGTTCTTCCAGATGCAGGAATGACTTTTGAAATTCCTAAAATTGCACAAGTTCCAACAGTTACAGTTACAGCTGAAGCTGGCACACCTTCAAACACTGATCTAGATGATGCATATCTTTCAGTTGCAGTTCAGAAGTTTGCTGGACAACAGACATTCTCAGTAGAAATCCTAGATCGTTCAAGCCCAGCGTTTTTTGCTGAACTTGTTAAGAACATGGAATTCGCATATGCAAAGGCAACAGACACTCGCGTAGCAAACGTAGTTGCAACAGCAGCAACAGACGGTGGAAACCGCACAATGTCAGCAGCTAACCTTCTTGACTTCGTAGCAGATGGAGCAGTATCTATCTACTCAGGCACACTAGGCTTTGCACAAAACATCATCGTGTCTCCAGCACAATGGGGCGCAATCATGGGTCTTGTTGATTCAACAAACCGCGCAATCTACACAGCTGTCGCACCAATGAACGCTGGTGGTAACGCAGCACCAACATCACTACGCGGTAACATCAACGGTCTAAACCTTTATGTTGATCGTAACCTTTCAGGCACAGGCGATGATTCAATCGTTATTGTGAACCCAGATTCATTCACATGGTATGAATCACCACAATTCAAACTAGAAGCAGCAGTTATTGCTTCCGGTCAAATCAACGTTGCCTACTACGGCTACGGCGCGATTGCATCTAAGGTTGCAGCAGGCGCATACAAGTGGATGGTTTCGTAACTAACACTTAGCAATAGTGTTGAAGGGGCTTTGTAGCCCTTAGCCCCTTCAATTTTAATCAGAGAGGAAATCATGCCAGCAACATACGTAACACAGGCCGAACTGCGCAGCGTTCTAGGCATAGGCTCTCTCTATAGCAATGACGTAGTCGAAGAATGCGCACAAGCTGCTGAGAACATTATCAAGAGCCATCTATGGTTTAACAACTATTACGCAGCTGCTAGAAGCCTGCAAGATAACTTTGCAACACTTTACTTTCAACAACCACACGGCATGTATGTTGGCCAAAGCGTAATCATTACCAATGCAGGATCACCTTTTAACGGCACTAAGACAATTACTGAGATTAACGGCGCAGTCCAGGTATCTGCCCTTAACTATCAGAATTATTCTTTGACGGCTTACAACTATTCAATTACTTACGCAGCCACAGGCGCGGATCAAGTAAAAAACCCAATCCAACCATTCGCTACAGTAGCGGCTGGAACTAACATAGATTTTGCTACAATCCCGGAAATTAGAGAAGCATCACTTTTAATTGCCGTGGACATCTGGCAATCACGACAACTTTCAAATGCTGGTGGGGTATCACCGGATGGCTTTACACCTTCACCATATCGTATGGGCAATACTCTTTTAGCGCGTGTTAGAGGTTTGATTGCGAATTACTTAAACCCTAGTGGACTAGTCGGATGACAGTTGCCGTCACAACTCTCCGTTCTACCATTGCAACGGCTTTAAGTAATCCAGCGGTATGGCAGGTATTTTCCTTTCCGCCTGCCAGCCCGTTGGCCAACAGCGTAGTTGTAGAACCTGATGATCCTTATATTGTGCCAAGCAATAACCAACATATAACTATTGCACCACTGGCTAACTTTCGCTTAAAACTTTACTTGCCATTACTTGATAACCAGGGTTCACTTGCAAGCATGGAAGATTTTATTGTTGATGTATTCACTAAACTAGCGGCATCCACGCTAAAATATAACATTGGCTCTGTGTCTGGGGTATCGGTTGATACAACAGCTGGAGACCTTCTCACGACGGAAATTCGTCTGAGTATCTTAACGAGTTGGAGTTAAAAATGACCAATAATCTAACACCTGAGGATTTGGCTTTTCTTAAAAAGATTGGTCAAATTGAATCCACCCCAAAGGCACCAGCCAAGAAAGACGAGGAATAAAGAATGGCAATTTTTCTAAACAATACAGTTGGCTTCAAAATCAACTCAGTTGATCTATCAGATCACGTTACAGCCTTTTCACTAAACCGCATGTCAGATCAACTAGAAGTAACTGCTATGGGAGACACAGCCCACAAGTTCGTAACCGGACTTTCAGCTGACACCATCACAGTAACCTTCCTAAATGATGATCTAGCATCTGGCGCAGGTTCAGTAAGAGCAACACTACAAGCTGCATACGGCACAACCGTAGAATTTAAGGCAGTCCAAGTAAAGGGTGCAACAACAACAATTTCAACAACAAACCCTCTTTACACAGGCACAATTCTTATTGACAACCTAAACGACATTAATGGTGCAGTCGGAGACGAAGCAACATTCGACATCACCTTTACATGCAACAGCAAGACAGTAGTAGCAACAACAGGCACATTCTAAACAACTAAAAGAAAAGGGCTAAAATGGCAAAGTTAAGAATAGTTCGGGTGGATGGTAGCGATACCACTCACGTAATCACACCAGCAATAGAATTCGCTTTTGAAATCTATGCAAAGAAAGGCTTGCACAAAGCCTTCCGTGAGGATGAGAAACAGTCTGACGTTTATTGGTTAGCCTGGGAGTGCATCCGTAGATCGGGAGAAACTGTCAAACCTTTCGGCGCAGATTTCCTGGACTCGCTTGTGCGTGTGGAAGTTCTTGATGATGACCCTTTGGACTAACTAGGGATTCCCTTCACTACCTCATTGCACGAATGAGCCTAGAGACGGGAATTCCTGCACAATCCTTTATAGATATGGATGTGCGAATGTTCAAGACTTATTTGATGGCTATGAAGGACAGGGCGAAGGAGATGAACAATGGCAACAACGCTAAACGGCGTTAAGCAACTTCGTTACGCACTCCAGAACTTTGAACCTGATCTAGCCAAAGAGACACAAAAAGAAATGGCTGCCGCATTAAAGCCAATTGTGCAGAACGCTAGAAACCTTGTTCCTTCCGTAAGCCCATTATCCGGCTGGCGGCCAAGAGCCATGAGTGAAGCAAGATTCCCAACATGGGATTCAAAGATTGCTAAGCGTGGCATTACCTATAGCACAAGCCCAAGCAAGCCTAACTATCGTGGTTTCTCTTATGCAGCTTCTATCCGTAACAAGTCTGCTATTGGTGCTATTTATGAACGTGCCGGTGTTCGTGCCCCAAGCGGTAAGAAATCAAGCAGACCAAATTTTGCTCAGGCTTTAGGGCCGATGACAGGTGAAGGCAGACTGCAAGGTCGCGCCATGTTTGCAGCATGGAATAGAGATCAAGGCAGAGCGACCGCAGCAGTCATGAAAGCCTTGCAAAATGCAGCTAATAACTTTAAGAATAGGCGTGGTGCGTAATGGCCAAAGTTGATCTAGTAGTTGGTATTGGTGCGGAATACAAAGGCAAGCCAGCCTTCAAGAAGGCACTCACAGACACTCAGAAACTAACTAACAGCGTTAAGTCTCTTGCCAAAGGTTATGTCGGCTTACTAGGCGCACAGAAGGCTTTTGCCTATGGCCAGCAATCACTTAAAGCGTTCGTTGCCGATGATAAAGCCGCTAGACAATTAGCCCAGACAGTAAGCAACTTAGGTTTAGCCTATGAAGCAACTAACGTAGAAAACTTTATCCAGGGACTTGAAAAGACTTACGCCGTAGCTGATGATCTACTGCGCCCTGCGATGGCTAGATTAATTCAAGTTACACAGTCATATACCAAGTCTAAAGAGATTATGACTACCGCATTAAACGCGGCAGCAGGCGCAGGTGTTGATTTAAGCACAACTGTTCAAGATTTATCTCAGGCTTACGTAGGCAACCTTAGAGGACTTAGAAAATACAATCTAGGACTTACCCAGGCTGAACTTGCAACAATGTCATTCCAAGAGATTCAGGATAAGTTAAACAAAACCTTTACCGGACAGGCAGCCTTAGCCGCTGAGACTTATGCTGGCAAGATGGATGCGCTGACTATTGCTTCAAATAACGCTAAAGAAATTATTGGCGCTGGACTAGTTGATGCCATATCAGCAGCCTTTGGCGGTGGCAGTATTGAAAAAGCCACAGGCAACATAGAAAAAATGGCCAAAGTTGTGGCAGATATTGTTGCCGGACTAGGAACCATGGCTGGTTTTATTGGCAAAATTGTTAGCCTGACAGACAAACTAACTCTTGGTAATTTCCTGGAGAATAGACAACCTAATACGCCTTATGACCCACGATCAGGCAACCTGCCGGATATGTCTCCTGCTGCAACTAAAATTATCATGGCACGTCAAAAGGCAGATGCCGCGGCTGTTAAACGTCAAAAGGAACTTGCTGCATTAGCAGGTAAGCAGACAAAGGCAGTTAAAGAGCAAACAGCATTACTTAAGGCTAAATCTGTTTTAGACAAAGCATCAGCCGTAATGAACATGGATTTAATCCAGAACACAGCTGCGCTTATGGGCAAGGTAACTGAGGATGAGACGCTACGCCTCAAACTCCAGCAAGCAATTCTTTTAGGCAATGCAAGTGAGGCTGGCAACCTAGCGCAGCAGTTATTGGCTACTCAGGCCGCTGCAATAAAGTTATCTGCAACCAATCCTTTAGGTGGCTTTACAGATGCCCTACAAGCGGCTCTAAAGGGCGTTAGAGACCTTAGAGATGAACTTGCTAAACTAGGTGCGCCTAAAGTTGCAGTTCCTTCAATGCCAGCAGCAGTAGCCGCTGCCACAAAATCATATACAACTTATAATGGAATTACCGCTCCATCAGACTTTGGGCTGCCTGCCGCAAATACAGTTAGCGGTGGTGGCCGCTTCGTGTCAAACAATCCTAACGCTGCTGTTAATGAACTACGCATAATTATAGATCCATCAGCTGCTCAATACGGTATTGGCGTGGCCTCAGTTAATAACTCAGCCAACGGCAACAAGAACAATTACAGCACTATTCAAAGTTTCTCCGGCGGCTTGTAGTGGCAACACCCACACTTGTTGTAACTTTTGACTTTAGCTCAGGTGCCGTATTTGGCTACCCGTTCATAATCGGTGAAGGTGTATTAGGGTTCAACACGCTGGCAGATGCCGCGGCTGACACTATAGACATATCAAACCAAGTCAATAGAGTTTCAATTAGACGTGGTTATAACCTGCTTCAAGAGGAATTCCAAGCGGGCACAGCGACCATAAGAATTATTGACCCGAATGGCGATTGGAACCCAACCAATCCGGCTTCGCCTTACTTTGGCAAGTTAGTGCCTTTGCGCAAGGTGCGTATATCCGCTGACGGCGAGTTTTTATTTTCAGGATACACAATTACCTATAACTACACCTGGGACAAAGAGCAGAACATAGGCTTCGTTGATATAGAACTATCTGATGCTTTCCGCTTGTTCAACATGTCCACAGTAACCACCGTTACAGGTGGCACTGCTGGCCAGACCACAGGCACACGTATCACAGCCATCCTAGACACCATTGGCTTCCCAGCATCCATGCGAGAAATAGAGGCAGGTTCAACAACTGTTCAGGCTGATCCTGGCACTTCTCGGACATCACTCCAGGCTATTCAAAACATGGAGTTCTCAGAGCAAGGTGCGTTTTATATTAAGCCATCCGGCAACGCTGAGTTCCTAAGCAGAGCAACTATTCAAAGCAAATCAGGTGCTAATCCAACATTCTTTAGCAATGACGGCACAGGTATTTCCTACCGCAACATCGTTACTGCCCTAGATGACAAACTGATTATTAACACAACAAGCATAACTAGAGCAGGTGGCACAGCCCAGACTGCAAGCAATACGGCCAGCCAAATCAAGTATTTTCCACACTCTTACACAGCTACAGACCTTCTAGTTCAGACAGACGCACAGGCTTTAGATATTGCTCGCGCTTACTGTCAGACCCGGGCAGAGACTACTCTACGGGTTGATGCCCTGACTCTTGATCTAAACACAGCCGACTATGCCGCTGGCACAACCGCAGCTTTAACCCTGGACTTCTTCGACACAATCCGTGTTAAGAACGTAGGGCAAGATGGCACAATCATAGACAAAACTTTACAATGCATGGGAGTAACCCATGAAATTACACCAGGAACTTGGAACACCACGTTCGTAACATCTGAACCAATCATAGACAGTTTCATCATAGGCAGTTCTTTATACGGTATAATCGGCACGTCAGTAATGACATATTAAGGGGTAACAAATGGCAACAGGATTTCCAGCAAGCACCGGAGACGTTCTCTCAGCTGCAATGTATAACGGCTTAGTTACGTTTGACGTTGAAGCCGATAAGACAGATGACTACACGCTAGTCCTTAATGACAGTTACCAGAATTTAGTGCCGATGAACAAAGGCACAGCAGTAGCCCTAAAGATTCCTACCAATGCCACAGCTGCCATCCCAGTTGGCACAGTTATTACAGTATTAAACAAAGGTGCTGGACTTTGCACGATCAGCGCAGTTACCTCAGGCACAACCACAGTTCTTTCAGCAGGCACAGTAGCCGCGTCTCCTACTCTTGCACAATATAAATCAGCTGCTTGCATTAAAACTGCCGCAGATGTTTGGTATGTAGTCGGTGCAATCGGATAATGATAGGTAACGCAGTTGCAGGTATTTATGGAACGCCCGCACCCATACCAGCCTTATTTATTGACTATTTAGTTGTCGCTGGTGGCGGTGGCGGCGCGGGATATAACAACTCTGGTGGTGGTGGTGCAGGTGGTCTACGTTGCACAGTAACTGCTACTGGTGGCGGTGGCAGTTTAGAATCTGCTTTAGGAGTTAGTAAAGCAACAAATTACATAGTAACTATAGGTGCTGGTGGTGCTGGAATGGTTGCGACCAGTCCAGGAGAAGGCGCGGCAACTAGTGGTAACAATTCTGTTTTTTCAACTATTACGTCTACTGGCGGCGGTGCAGGTGCTGGTGGAAATACTAAACAAAATGGTCTTTCTGGCGGTTCTGGCGGTGGTGGTGGAAACAGTTTAGGCGGACTAGGCGGTGCTGGAACAGCTAATCAAGGTTATGCAGGTGGCGCAGGTTCAAACGATGTTGTCCCGACTTATTATGGCGGTGGTGGTGGCGGTGCAGGTGCAGTAGGAAACACGGGCGGCACAGGTCTTGGTGGCAACGGTGTTGCAACTTCAATTACCGGATCATCAGTTACCTATGCTGGCGGCGGAGGTGGTGCGACTCAAGCAAGTCAAGCCAATAGAGCTGGTGGAACTGGCGGCGGTGGTCGCGGCGCAGGATCAAGTGGTGGTGCTGCAAGTGGAACTACAAACACCGGTGGTGGTGGTGGTGGCACAGGAAACGATGCTGGTGGAACTTCTGGAAGTGGTGGATCAGGAGTTGTAATTCTCAGATATTTAACTGCCGATGGAACAATAACTATTGGTGCTGGTTTGACTGGTTCAACAGCGACTTCTGGTTCTTACAAAGTAACAACTATTACTGCTGGCACAGGAAACGTGAGTTGGGCATAATGGC